AGGGATTCTACGTCGTGGACCCATTCCTTTCCTAGAGTCCATTTTTTCAGGGGTATAATACTTCCCTTTAGCCCCAGGTGTTAGGTAACTTTCATCTCTCATGCCGGGCGCTGCCAGTAGTGGTCCTTCATCGCCAGGCTCTTCAGCAGCGGGCTCTTCACCACCAGCTTCCTCACCGCCTAAACCTAAATCTTCGCCGCCCAGGTCCTCTCCGCCAGCTTCACCACCACCGCCAGCCGCAGCAGCGGCCGTGGCAGCTTCACCTGCTGCTGCGCCGGCAGCTTCGATCACAGCATCGAGTTTGGTATCGTGGTACCTCTCCTCGATGATTCGATCAATTTCTTGCTCATCTAGCTTAAAGATATTTTTATATACCCAGCGTTTAGAGAAGAAACCCTCTGTGGCAGCGCCAGCAATATCAAACCTAGTTCTCATGTGTTCTAGTTCTTGGAGTTCAGCAATCTTAGATGGGTTATTCAAAGATAGTTTGAAGGACAATAAATCATCACCTCTGTACCCAAGAGTGTACAAGTGGACCACTGCCATTTTGTGGAGTTCGGCGATAACAACTCTCTGGAGCCTTTGAATGGTTCTAGCAAACCGAATGTCTTTTTGCGCCAGCGTAGCTTTATCCTCCATCGAGTCTGACTGAGCAAGATATGCCTTTGGTACCTTTAATGCGGAGAACAATTTATCTCTAAGGTATTGCACATCTTCAATTGCACTAGTGAATTGTCCACCAGCCAAGGTCTCAACCCTTGAAGAGTTGCCCGCTCTAGTAGGGATATAATAATCCTCGTCAATGCTCATAGCATTGTATCTAAGATCTACCCTGCCGGTGTCTGCATCGACAATCTGGTTTCTCTTCATTTGGGTTCTTACTTGTTCAATATATTGCTCGACCTCTTGAGGTGGGATATTGCCAACATCAATATAAAAAACACGGCGCTCAGGTGAGCGAACCACTCGATAAGCCATCATGGCGTCTTCAATTAGAGTTAGCTGTCTCCAGATTCTTCGAGCCGGCTCCAACACAGATGTGCCATATGGCGTGTATTGTTCATTACCCAGAACTCTAAAGTGCGCAATCTGCCAATTCTCAAATGTAACTCCAGAAGCAGCGTTCTGTCCACCACTCCAAAAGTATTGAATATAGTTTGGGTTTGTTGGATCAGTGCCTTCGATTCTTTCGCATTCTCTAAGTGGCAAAGGCACAACGTTTGTGATACCAAGCTCCTCATCAATGTCAAGGTATAGAAAATAGTCACCGTATTTGCAGGTTGAACGAGCCCAACCAAACAAGTTGAAGTCAATGTTTAGAACACTATAGAGTAAAATGTTTAGAATATGTTTGATTTCTTGATTCTGGCAATCGACTCTAACGATGGGAGAAATCTCAGAGGAGGTTGTGATTTCATCCGCATAAACGTCTAAAGATGAGGCGATCTCTGGCATGTATTCCATCTGATCAAAATCTGCGTAGCGATACTCACGATTCTGTTCTGATAGTTGTTTGCTCTGGAGAGGTTCAAAAAGATTATAATACTCTTTTTTCTTGAACTCCTTGCCGGTGCTTGTGGTAAAGGTGTAGTTCTTGATACTGGTAGACTTCAAACGCTTAATTTGCTGTTTGTTGTAATTTACAATTGGACCACTGAAAAGTCTTGTCAGTCTCTTAAACAGAGTTGCTTGTTTATTTCTTGGGTTGCTATTATCTGCCATTTTTTATCCCTTATAAATCCAAGGCAAATAATTGCCGCCTGGTTTTGGCTTTTGTTTTCTCTCAGAATATCCTGTCATACCCTGGATTCTAGTATCTAGTTTACTACTGTCAGATCTCCACCCAGTAAACATGGCTTTTCTTTGCTCTACTTCTTTTTGATTAACTGTCAAAGCTGTGTCCCTAATCCAACAGGCTATTGCTAGTGCAATAACCAAATCATCGTTATAACCTCTCATACCTTGTGGTCGCCCATTATGCCAAATGAAGGTTTTAATTTCATTGACTGTGCGCAAGGAGTTTAATATAAGTAGTTTATTTCTTATGAACTCTTCAAGTTTTGATAGAACAAGTGGTCGAGTTTTCATAGACATCGTAAAGCCGGCTACCCCACCTCTCGCTTCAGCCGTCGCTTGGTCAACATATTCATGAGTTGATTTCAGGCTGTAATAGATGTTATCATACCCCAACTCTTCTATCTTGTTTAGCACACCATAGTCGTGATTGTTCTCAATTACTAACAGGGCATTGTTATACTCACTAGCCATACTTACTAACAGTGGCGCAAACATATCTGCTGTTACTTTTCCTTGGTATTCAGCCACTTGTTCCATGGTATCTAATCGAATAACCTGAGCAACACTAAAGTCACTACCATCACCCCTGGCAACATCAGCACATAAAAGATATTCTGCCCCTTCTTGTACAGGCTTCCAGATCCAATAGTTTCTATCAAATCCTGTTCTGTGTTCTGGCTCGGAACAAAATTCTAATAACCTTCTTATGTCATCACCCGATACAACTGTGTCTCCAGAGGCATTAAAGTTACATTCTAACTCCTGGGCTATTTCTCTTGCAGACATGTTACGGGTCTCTTTTTTGAACCATCTTTCGTCTCTATCTGGATGGATTGACCAAGGTAACTTAATCGTGTGGAAATCGTTTTTACTCTCAATAGCCTCGGTGTAAGTTTTGTGAAACCAGTTCCCAACACCATTAGGAGTAGACAAAGCAATACAACGACCACCAGTTGATAGCGTAGGGTAAAGACCTGCCCATAACTCATCCATGCCCTCGACGAAAGCAGCCTCATCTACTACTAAAAGAGATAGGGCTTCTGATCGACCTGCGTCACCAGAAGTCGAGGACGCTTTGACTTGAGACCCGTTGGTTAATTCAAATGATGTTCTATTGTTGATATTAATGTCTGCGATTTTTAACCAAGCGGGTAAATGCTTATGAATTGATTTAATCTTCTTGACTAAATTTGTGGCTGTGCTTAATTTGGTTGCAACAACGAGAACGTTCTTTTCTCTCTGAAATAACATTAACCAGCAAACATATGCTGCAACAGTGGTAGAAATACCAAGCTGCCTGGCTTTTAGAATAACGCTAAACCTGTGCTCATTAAAATATCCTAAAGCTTCCCTCTGAAAATCATAAAGCTCAAAAGGTATAAGACCCCTCATGGGCTCTGATATTTTAGCGTAATTGTTAGTAAAATAAACCGGATCTCGCCCACAGCGGACGATCTCTTGCATTATCTCCTTTTTGGTGAGAGACATTTATGCCTCTGGCGTATCAGGATTCTTCTTTGATTTATCGTTTGGAGGTCTTTTGTCTGTCGAAAGTTCTAAGAACTTTTTAAAGTTATCCTCTAGTCTATCTTTATCTGATTTTTGACCGATAGGATCAACTCCCTCTACGCCTCCAATCTTGTATGCTTTTTGAGCTTGAATAAAAGTCCTAATACGAGAGATGCTTTGTGCATCAACTCTAGCCTCGTCGATAGGAGACAAAGTTACGGACCCGTTACCAAGTCGTCTATATTCCTTTTTAAGATATTTTAAGATGTCAGCAAATCGAGCCTCGACTTCATTGACAAGTTTATTGGGTGGGTGCATATCCTTCATGCTCATTTCCGACTGATAAGAAACAACCATCTGATCTGCTGCGAATTTAACCTTGAATCCATCAAGGGCAGCCTTATCATAGATGCCCCTGCCGCTCTCTCTCTTGAGACCCAACTCTAGAGGTTCACCGTTCTCATCTAGGGCACCATCGTATGCGTTTGCTGCTGCTTGAGCCAGACCTTTTACAACATCATTAATATTTGCCATGCTGTTTCTTTCTCCTTTTCAATACTTCTTGTATTCGTTCATCACTAGGTCGCCAACCAGTGTACCATCTTTCCTCACGGTCGTGAACAAAATCATAGTAGCACTTCTGACAACATCTAAATCTATTCATATATAGGTCGTCTTTCATAGAAAATGAATATGTTTTACACACAGGACAAGTCCTATCGTCTTTTCTTTCATTAACCTTTTTTGAAATCAGAACACCATCAATGTTTATCTTCTCTTTTTCTACCGATTTTTCTTTGTAACTTGCCTCTTTAAGTTGGGCTAGATATTCCTTTTCTTTTTCCTCATCCCAACATGACCTAAAGTCTTGGACCGCTTCTTTGCCATACTTTTCCGCAATCGATTTTTCAACTGATGCGACGTATTCCCAATCCACCTTCTTGTTCATTGAGGATAGACCGCATGAACAATCCCAACTGAAACTCCAACACCAACGACTAAGCCGGTCAGAAGCCCGACGGTGCCTCTGTTTCTCTCAAACCAAGAATTGTTTTTCTTCAGTTGTTGTTCTAAATTTGTAATAGCTGTTTTATAGGTTCCCTGCATCTGAGTGCATACCTTTTTATCAACAGAGCACTCTGCTAGTTTAGCGTTCGTGTCTATCTTTTTTTGAAGCATTTTTCGGAAGTCCTCTTCGCTAAGAAGAATTCCAACGTAAGAATCACCTGACTGTTCAACAACCGCTGGGCGAGGCTTAAACTTTACAACCTCTGCCGCAGCGGCGTTAAACGATAATAGTAATACAAGTGCAACCGCTTTTTTCATGTTACTTCTTTAGGAACTTTTTAAGACCTTCGATGCGCTTGGCAGGTCGCTTAAGACCACTAACTAACGTGTAGGTGACAAGCTTATCACGCTTTGCGTCTTCGTAAATACCACGATGTACAATAGCACCTCCAGTTAGAGCAGCCAAAGTATCAAAGCCGAACTCGATGTTATCCATCAAGCCAACAGTCTCTTCAAAGATTACCTCACCACCAACAACAATACAAGCAGCACCTGTGGCAGTTGTCAAGTCAAAACCTTCTGCAAGTAAAGTTTTTTCTAAGTTTTTCTTTAAAGCACTTGACACAGCAGTTTCGTTCTCTGGTTCTCTGACTGTCGTCACACCCATAATCATACAACCGGGCTGTTTCATAATACTATCATAATCAGTAGCATCAAAGGTGGTGTACTCTGAATCTTTGTTTGCTAGCACATTAAAAACGTGAAACAAGCCAGCAACTGTGTTGTTGATTGTGGTCCAGAACTTCTTAACCGTAAGCTTGGGATAAAGCTTTTTAATCTTTTCATTATCCACCATGATAAGTGGAGCGATCTTACCCTTTTCTGCGAGCCCGCAAAGTTGGGTGATGCGAGCGTGGGCGTTCTTAGCCACCGTCGGGGAAGCTGATTCTCCAGCAGTTGGGAGTGAAGCAACCACACCAACCCGCTCATCAACATTCTCCACGCCAATGTAAGTAAAGTATTTCTTAGCTACTTTAATAAGAGTGTTAACGGTGCCGCCGCCTGAGCCACCAGATACACCGAGGCAGATCAAAATGCGATCAACATTATTGCCGAACACTTCACGGAACTTATTGAAGACTTCTTGTTCCTTACGCTCAATAGCTGCTTCCGCCTTGGCTTGGTCTTTGCCTGCGCCCTGTTCGCCATGTTCATCAACCAAGAACTTTTGGCTCTCTGGAATGTCTAGTCCATTTAGATCTGATTTTGCCGTATTCACCGCAACTGTTTTAGTGTAACCCATATCATAAAATGCTTTAGCCATACGTCCGCCGCCTTGTCCAGCACCAACGATAGCATAAGTTAGAGCGCCGCCTGATTTGTCTTCAACAGACTCCTCTTCCTCATTTAGATCTGGGTCGTAATCCTCAATATCTAATTCAGGGATGTCAAGATCAATAGTCATTTGGTTCTCCTTTTTTTCGAGCTTGATTTTGTTGTCTTTGTTTTTTTTTGCGTAGGTTTAATTGCTTCGGCTTTTGCCATTGCTTCCTGCGCTTTCTTTTGGTTTTGTTTCAAAAGCTCAATAGCCTGAGCCTTTTTATTTTCTTCGGTCTGAGTTTCTAATTGCTTTCGTTGTTCCAATGCAATTGCAACTCTTTGCTTTCGTCTCTTCGGTGCTGGCATAACCTATCTCCATTAAATGTCTAACTCTTCATGAAGTCTGATCAGAGCATTTAGTCGGTCCTCTCGGCTGTCTATCTTTTTCGTATCTTCTAGACGGGATTCAAAAACCTTCTTCACTGCCCCTATCTTATCCTTCTCCAAGTCAGCCCTTAGTTTACTTTCTTTAGCATGGATTTTTACTTGTGTTAAGATCTCATCAACAACAGGTTGATTTTTTTCTTGTGGCTA